TTTAGATGCTTCAGGACCTGAAGCTACATCATTTCCAAATAAATTAGTTCCAGCTACAATAGTATCTTTATTATTGAATGAAATAGCCCCTTCAGGACCATATAATACTCTATCACCGTATCCACTACCACCTGATTTAGGGGAAATGACTCCATCATTCATATACTTAGCAGCTAATGCAATAACACCTGCTGTAGCCGCTATACCTAAGGCAGCACCTACAACAGGTATTGATGCTAAAGAGCTAATTACTTTCATAGCTGCTATACCTACAGATCTTATTAATCCTTGTTTTTCTAAAATTGCTTTTTTAGCTTCGTAACCACCCATAGCTGCTTGGTATCCTAATTGAATACCTTGAGCTACTTTAATAGCTATTTGAATTCCTTTTACAATATTTGCCATAACAGAATAAGCTTTCATAGCAATATTAATTGCTATTTGTCCTGCTCTAATAGTAGCTATAGTACCAGCAATTATTACTAAGGTTTTACCTATTCCATCAGCCGTAGAAAACATTAGTTTAAAAGCATCAAAAACACCCATTCCTGCTGTTTTTGCTAAAGTAAATCTAGTAATCATTGATGAAACACTATCAACTATTTTAGTTACTAAATTTAACATAGGAATAAAAATCATATCAATAAGTGGTTGAGCAGCGGCTTGTAATCTTATCATAGCTTTTTCAAATTTAGTAAATTCACCAGCACCTTTAGCAGCAGCTAATATCCTTGCTTCTTCCATATTTTTTAGACTTTCTGCTACAGAAGCCATAGTAGTCATAGCATCTATGCCTTTATTTTGAGTATCTAATAAATCAGAGTTAGATGCTTCGTTTTGTTTTTGAGTAACTAACATTTTAGACATCTCTTCACCATTCATTCCTAGTGCTTTGCCTAAAGCTTCTTGTTGAATACGATTCATTTTACCAAATTCTGCAGCATTAATTCCCTGTTCAGCTAAAGCTTCCATTAATTTTCCATTATCACCACTTAAAGCTGCTTCTCTTGCTTTTTCAAGATTTAATTCTTTACCTGTCAATAATTCTGCTTCCATTTCAGCAGCAATAGAATCTTCAATATTTAATAAACTGTTTGCTATATTTTCAATTTGATCCATTTCTAGACCTAATTTTTTAGCTTGAACAACTGCTGTAGTAATTGATTTTGAAAATCCACCTGAGGATAGGAGCATTCGGTTTGAAACTTTACTAACACCTTCCATTACTTGTTTCATGCTAACATTAACTTTTAAGGATTTAATAGATTCTTGTGCTTGGTTTGCTATATTATGTGCAACTTTTCCAGCTTCCGATCCTGTTAATTTAGACATAGTATACATTCGACCAATAGTCTCAGCAGAAATACCTCCATGAACATTTAACTTCATAAATGTTTTCATGGTTTTATCACTAAGTTTTTCTACACCACCAATTTGGCCATATATAGCTTCAGCAGAAGCTACTGATTGCTCACGGGTCATACCCATAGCACTACCAATAGCTTTAGCAGATCCTGCTACTTTATTAGCCATTGACGAAGACATTCCTAGACTTCTACCGAAATCCATAGTTTGTTGACTTATGTCAGCTAACATATTTCTTGCTTCTTCGGCTTTTTGTTTAAATTTCTGGAATCCTGCTACTAACATTCCTAATAAAGCCATAGGACCTAGTGCTACTTTAAGAGCAGAACCAAAAGATATAGCTGCAATTCTCATTTTAGCAAAAGTACCGATTGATTTTTTACCTCCATCGGTAGCTTCATAAATTAATTTTTTAGATTTTTCGGCAGCATCTGTAAAAACTTTTCCTACTCCACTAAAACCTATTTTATCAAAAATTTTTCCCAGATTTGCTGTTAAAGTAACTAGACCTCTTTCAGCATTTTCTATATTTTTTGTTCTTTTAAGTTGTTCTTGTAAAGCAATATTATTTTCTTGATTAAGTTTCATTGCCTTTTCTAATAATATAATTTGTTCAGCTTCTGGGGTTAATATAGCTTCAGCTGCTGCATAATTTTGGTTTTGAACTTCTAAATTAGCTTGAGCTCTTTCTACAAGTTTATCTGCACCTTCAACACCTAACATTTGCTGTTTTGTGTATTTAGCTAAAATTTCTTCTGCTTTTTTAACAGAATTTTCTTTATTTTTTAATTCTTTTATTTCATCCTTTAAACTTTGGCCTCCTTTTTTTAATAAAGCATTTCCCTGAATCGCTAAATCATTTCCTAATTTTATATTTTTTGCTATATCTTTTTGAACATCTTTTACAGAATCATATTCTGATTTCATAGATTTTGTTGCAGAAGTTACAGCTTTAATATTATCTAAAGATAATTTGTCTAATGATCCTTTTTCTTTATAAATTTTAAGAAGATCACTCATTTGGTCTTGAAGTTGAGTAACTAAATTTAGTTGTTCTCCTAAAGATATATTAGATTCTTCAATGTTCTTTTTTTGTATTTCTTCTTTTTTTGCCATTTTAATACAAGATATATGTTATAAATATTAAAGGGTATCAAATTTTTGATACCCCTTATATTTTATTAAAATTTACTTTTATCAGGATTAACCCAATCTAAAGTTGTTTTTCCACTTTTATTAGTAGCTTTACTATGTGCTTCTTCTTGGGTTTTATTTTCTTGATTTATAGAATCTTGAATAAATTTAAATGTAATGTTTCTTAACCAAACAGGCATATTATAAATAGTATCATAATTATATCCACCGCGTCCATGAAAAATTATTTCATGGATTTGTTTAAATAATTGAAATCTATACTCTTGCGTCAGGCCAAAAAAACTGTACCTGCATAGGCACGGTGACCTCCTCTTCACCATCTGCCCCATTATGTATAAAAGTCATTCTAATATCAGGTTGAGTTTCTTTTATATAAGATCTAAATGCTGAAGAATCACGGGCTAAAAAATAATTATCAATAAATTCACGGATTGTCTTTTGGTCAGAATCACCATCAACTGAAAGAATTTGATATTTTAATCGAGTTGAAATATCCGCTGAAGCATTTTTATTAAGTCTTTTAAGACTTTTATTTTCAGCATCCATTAATTTTTCATCTTTTCCCGTTAGATATTTAAATGTAAGTTTATTTTTACCAATAGGTGTTTCAAATTCAAATTCATTAATTCCACGGGTAACTTTATCTTCATCTAAATAAATAGAAGGCAATTCATTAAGATCTATAATAATTTCTTCGCCATTATAATTAAATGGATAATCTTTTCCATATCCTAAAACACGAGATGCTATCATAATTGCATTTTTATCCCCAATTAAAAGATCATCCCAATCAAATTTAGTTACAACAAGAGATTGTAATAATTTATCAATTACTATACCTTGTTTAATATAATTCATATTAGTAAGAATATCTTCTTCTTTCGCGGTCATATATTTAATTTCAATAGTTCCGCTTGATAAGGGATGACCTTCAGGGTATAATAAACCTTTTGAAGGTAATTCTACAGTTTCTGTAGGGAATTTAAATTTTTTTTCTTCCATAAATATTTTTTTATAACTTTGTTATCGTATATAAATATATGAAAAAAAAAGAAGCTCGCAAATTTTTGCGAGCTCTTTTAATTTTCTTTTTTTATTATTAGAAGTTCAACACACAATAATCAGGTTGAACAACCATTGTTAAGTTAACTGCAGTATCTGCTGTATCGTAGTTGTATTCACCAAAGTTTGCACTTGTAATAAAACATCCTTTTAAAATCCATTCTGATACGATATCACCTACAGGGCCTAAAATATTAAATGTTAAATCTTTTTTATACATATCGGAATAACCATCACGACCTGTTACTGATTCGTGGTGTAAACGTACCCATTCCATTACTGCCTGAGCACCTGAAGGAACAATAGGATCAAATAATGTAAATGTAATAGGATCCCATTTTGTTATACCTTTAACATAACGTTGAACGTTAATGTGATTTAAAGTTACAGTACCTGAGTTTAATGTTACAGCGCTTACACCTTTAATTTCATATGATGGAATACCATCAATATACATGATAAATCTATTCGCCTGTTTTGGTTCAAACGCAGTGAAAAATATTTCGTTGGAATTTAGTATTGCCATTTGTTTATTTATTTTATTTTGTTATAAATATTCAACTTTTAAAAATTATGCTGGGAAAGTAGCTCCTGTTGGTAAAATGTTGAAATCTAAGTAAATGAATTCTGCTGTCTTAGTAGGTTGAATATAAATTTGTCCTACCATTTGATTTCTATCAATTACGTCTGCTGGGTTGTTACTATCATCCATAATTACTTTAAATGCATACAAACCTTGTTTTTGTTGTACTGTTTCTAAATATGGATTTACAGCTGCTAAAAATGAATTTCTTGTAGCAATAGTATTTTGTTCGAATACT